AGTGTTAAAGCTATCGCCGCTACTTTACAAACAGACTTGCATGATCTTCGTATGGATTTAAACCAGGACGTGGCTGAATTAAACAATCACATAGAAGTGACCGCCGATAAGCTTAATGCTAATTTAGACAAACAAACCGTTGTACTGGACAAGCAAGAAGCAAGAAACAGGCAGTCAGTTGAGGATGTCAACAAGACTAGTTCTGATAATGTAACAATCATACGAAGTCTTATTTCTAGTTCAGAAGAGCGAAGGGATAGAGTAGTGGATAGACTTGACAAGAAGTTAGCGGAGACGCAAGCTATGATGGACGCTCTAGCAAAAGAAAACAGAGAGTTGATAGAAAACTTAAAGAAAGACCTAGACGATAAAATACGCAAAGCATTAGAGAATCCATTAGCGGGGATGTCAAAATGACAAAGAAGCTTCAAGCAAAAAGTAAATATGCTGTGGCAGATGCTGACGGCGATGGGATCGTGACAGACGAAGAAATGGATCGCCATGCAATGTGGATTAGGCTTGAGAACGAAGATAAACAAGCGGATACGCAAAGGATGATGGCGTTGGTTTCTATGGTTGTCTCAATCGTAGGTGTGGCTTTATTGTTGCTTCCGATAGTCGCACTTGATAGAATGGAAACTGTATCACCTGTGTTGTCTACGTTTTTAATAGCAAATACAGGCATAGTAGCAGCGTATATAACAGGTTCTGCGTTAAGCAAAACTAAAATGAAATAGGAGGATAAAATGGGAAAAGGTCAAAAACACTATCTTAAAAATGGTACACTATATACAGGTAGTATGCACAAAATGTCAGATGGTTCTTTGCACACTGGTAAGAACCATACGAAAACATCTAAAACATTAGTTCATTTTAAAGATCTTTCAAAAACTGCACAAAAGAAAGCACAGGCATAACATGTTATCAATATTAGGAACAGTTTTAGGTTTTGCAAGTTCAGCCGTTCCAGCAATTACGGATTCATTTGCTAGGAAGCAAGACAATAAGCATGAACTAGATAAGATGAAAGCTATGGCAGAGCTAAGAGCTTCTGGCTACGATCAAGATCTTAAAATGTATGAGACGATGGGAGCCGACAAAGAACATGATCGACTTATCCAACATGATATATCAATCAATAAGGGAGTAGGTTTTATAGCTGGATTACAAAAATCTGTACGTCCTGTGATCACATACGCATTCTTTCTTTTGTTTGCGACTATTGAAATAACACTACTTATGGAAGCTCTAAAGTCTGGAACTAATTTTGCCGAAGCTATACAAGTTTTATGGGATGAGGAAACCAAAGGAATCTTTGCGGCTATTCTAGCTTTCTGGTTTGGATCAAGAGCTATAGATAAGGCAAGGAAGGTAAGCTGATGAGAAGTAATTTTGAACATTGCATGGAAATGTTGTTAGAACATGAAGGTGGGTATGTTGATCATCCAGATGATCCCGGTGGTGAAACAAACCATGGTGTTACGAGAGCCGTTTATGAACAACATGTAGGTCGTCAAGTTATGGACGGAGAAATGAAAAGCCTTGTTCAAGAAGATGTGTACCCTATATATGAAGAAGAGTATTGGAATAGAGCGCATTGTGATGATTTACCTAGTGGAGTAGATTGGGCTGTATTTGATTGGGCTGTTAACTCAGGAGTTTCTAGAAGTGCTAGAGCATTACAAGAGATTGTTGGCGCAGAACCAGATGGACACATTGGCCCCATGACAATCCAAGCTGTACATGATATGCTACCTGAAGATGTAGTGGTTAAAATGCATTCTACGAGGCAAGAGTTCTATGAAGGACTAAGTACATTTGACACTTTTGGTCGTGGATGGTCTAGAAGAAACGATGAGACGTTGGAAGCAGCGTTGGAAATGACAGAATAACTTTAGAAAGGATACGGTTATGTGTGGATCAATGGGTAAAAAGAAAAAGAAAATGAAGTACAGAGATGGTGGTGCGGTCAAAGGCGGCTTCCCTGATTTAACTGGTGACGGAAAAGTCACTAAGAAAGACGTTCTTAAAGGCCGAGGAGTTCAAGGCATGATGGGCGGCGGTATGATTAAATACGGCAAGGGTGGAGAAGTTGATTATCAAAAACCCCCTGGACAAGGCCAAGGAGCACAAACTAAACCAAATAAATTTAGTGGATGTTATTAAGTGGTAGACGGCATTGAATTTGCTCGTTATATGTTAAAGGTATTGAAGGGTAGAGAAGAGGATATCTCTCAAGCTCTATCCAACGGTGCAGCACAGGACTGGGAACAGTACAAGTCTTTGGTAGGTGAGATACGGGGCGTTGCCTTTGCCAGAGAAGAAATTAAAGCCCTGCTGGAGAAGAACGCTGACGATGTCGAAGACCTTATATCTTCCTGAACATGTCGCGCAGAAAAGGAAAGCTGAAAAGGAGGCCGAGAGATCGTCTTCAGAAGCTAAAAGCGCGTATATACCCGCCGATGAAAGGGTCTTAGATCCTTCCCTCTTAGATCAACCATTAGTTGAAAGATTACCTCAACCCACAGGATGGCGCATCTTAGTCATGCCATACCAGGGTAAGGCAAAAACTGGTGGAGGATTGTTTATTCCAGAAGAAGTTCGTGAACGAGAATCTATAGCAACTGTTGTTGCTTATGTAATGCGTCTTGGACCACTAGCCTATCAGGATCCAAATAAGTTTGGCCCTGGCGCAGAACCGTGGTGCAAGGAAGGTCAATGGGTTTGCATTGGTCGCTATGCAGGATCTCGTTTTAAAATAGAAGGTGGTGAGGTTCGTATCATTAATGATGACGAAGTGATTGCTACCATACTAGAACCAGATGACGTTAAGCATATTTAGGAGAGAACAATGAATGTAGAGAACGCAGAGAGTGTAGTTAAACAAACGGGAGATCTCGAAGAAGAGGTTGTTGTGGAACTAGAAGAGGATCAGTCAGAAAAAGAAGAGGTCAAGGCTGAGAGTTCTGAACCACAAAAAGAAGAGGTCAAGGCTGAAATAGCAGAGCCAGAGGATCCTAAAGTTGAAGCGGAACTGTCGGAAGAAGTATCTGATGAAGAGCTAGAAACTTATAGCAAGGGTGTTCAAAAAAGAATAAAAAAACAAACCGCTAAGTTTCATCAGGAGAAACGAGATAAAGAAGAAGCAATACGAGTTGCACAATTGCAACAACAAGAGATTGCGGCTTTGAAGTCTAGGATGCAACAATTAGACACAGGTTATGTCGCTGAATATGGTGGTCGTTTAGAAAGTCAAAAGGCGGCAGCACATAGGGCATATAAGGTAGCTCATGAGGAAGGAGACTCTGAAGCTCTTCTTGAGGCTCAAGAAGTTTTAAATCGTGTAGCTATTGAAGAACAAAGATTTCATGTGGCTAGAGCTCGACAACAACAGGCTCAACAACAACCTCAACAACAGCAACCTCCACAACAAGTCCAACAGCCTCCACAACAGATGGCTCCTCCACAACAAGTGGATCCTAAAGCTAAAGCATGGACAGAAAAGAATGAGTGGTTTGGTAAAGATGAGGTTATGACTGCATCTGCATTTGCTATTCATAATAACTTAGAAGCAGAAGGCTTTGACACAGGAAGCGATGAGTACTATAATGCGGTAGATCGTCAACTTAGGGAATACTTCCCAGAAAAGTTTTCAGACGCTCAACCTAAGAAAACGGGAGGGGGAAACCAGGTCGCACCCGCTGGATCCTCCGCATCTCGCAATGTCAAATCGGGGCGCAGGACCGTGAAGCTCTCGCCGTCACAAGTTGCTATGGCAAAAAAGCTAAATGTTCCTCTGGATAGATATGCAAAGGAATTTTTGAAAACTAGCGAAAAAGCTAACAACTAGAAGGAAACAAAATGGCAGATACAAGAGCACCACGATCAACTCAAACGCGAGAAAAAGAAACGCGCAGAAAACCCTGGGCACCACCCAGTCGCTTAGATGCCCCAGAACCCCCAGCGGGTTATGTGCATCGTTGGATACGAACAGCAATGCGAGGAGAGGATGACAAGACAAATGTTCATACCAAACTTCGTGAAGGATGGGAACCCGTCCGCGCTGATGAACATCCAGGTTACGAAGCTCCAACCATTGAAGATGGTAAATATGCAGGAGTTATTGGTAACGGTGGCTTGATGTTGTGTCGCATACCTATCGAGACAGCCAATGAAAGAAACGAGTATTACGGGACCCGAACCCGCGAAGCAATGGCGGCAGTCGATCAGGATTTAATGAAGGAACAAAATCCTTTGATGCCTATTCATCAGAACAGGCAAAGTCGTGTAACCTTCGGACGAGGAAAAACCTCAACCGAATAATTAATGAGGTGCTATAATGGCAAATTCAAATGGGTCCTTCGGTCTTAGACCGATAGGAAAAATTGGTCAATCGACCAACTCCACTGGGATGACTGAGTATCGCATTGCCTCTGACAACTCTAACCCTATATACCAGGGCATGGCGGTTATTCCGTTAGCGGCTGGTGTTATTGACGATCTACAAGCTGCGGCTGGTGGTAACGTCTCTATAGTTGGTGTTTTCGGCGGTTGTGAGTATGTCTCATCTACTACTGGAGAAACAGTATGGTCAAACTATTGGCCCGGTTCTGGCGCGGATTCTAATTATCCTGTCAAAGCCTTCTTGTACGATGATCCAAATCAATTGTTCGTAATCGCTACATCTAATGTTGTTGCGGGTCAGAACACAGAAGCGGAAGTTCGTACATCTGTATTCGCAAATATTGCTTTTGCAACAGGTAACAGTGGTTCTACTACTACTGGTATATCTTCTGCATCAGCGGATTTGAATACAGTTGCAACCACCAACACATTGGCGTTGAGAATCATGGGGATCCAAGAAGATCCTGAGAACTCTGACTTCACTGCTGCTGGTATCCCACTAATCGTTAGAATCAACAACCACTTCAATGCGCCAACTGGCTCCATTGCTGCGGCTACTGTTTCTACAACTGGCGTATAAGGAGATTAGGATATGGCTATATCACGCGCACAACTAGCAAAAGAGCTAGAGCCTGGTCTCAATGCCTTGTTTGGCATGGAGTACGACAGGTACGAAAATCAGCATGCAGAAATCTATACTACTGAGTCTTCAGACAGAGCGTTTGAAGAGGAAGTAATGCTTTCTGGATTTGGTGCTGCTCCGAATAAATCGGAAGGTTCCGCTGTAAACTTCGATGATGCTAACGAAGCATTCACTGCTCGTTACAACAACGAAACAATAGCATTGGCTTTCTCAATCACGGAAGAAGCTATCGAGGACAATCTTTATGATCGTCTCGGAAGCCGATACACCCGTGCTCTTGCGAGATCAATGGCCCACACAAAGCAAGTTAAAGCTGCTGCTATATTGAACAATGCGTTCACTGGTGGAGCTTCTGCTGGAGGAGATGGAGTTGCACTTTGTTCAACTGCACACCCTCTTACAAACGGTGGGACACTATCAAATACACCAGCTACTGCTTCTGATCTAAACGAAACTTCTTTGGAAGATGCGTTGATCAGTATTGCTGGGTATGTTGATGAGCGAGGACTAAAAGTAGCTCTTCGAGGTATGAAGTTAATTCTACCACGTCAGCTTCAGTTCATCGCAGAACGTATCATGGTATCTAATCTTCGGGTTGGCACTGCTGATAACGACACTAACGCAATCAAATCAATGGGAATGCTTCCTGACGGTTATACCGTTAACGACTTCCTAAGTGATCCAGATGCGTGGTGGGTTAAAACAGATGCTCCTAGAGGGTTTATCCATTTCGAACGTACTCCAATGTCTACAAACATGGAGGCCGATTTCGACACAGGCAACATGAGATACAAGGCTCGAGAGCGTTACAGCTTCGGGTTCTCTGATCCACGTTGTGTGTTCGGTTCGCCAGGAGCGTAATCGGAACTATGAAGAGAATAGAGAGGGCGGCTTAATCAGTCGCCCTCTTTTCATTTATGAAAGGAGACTGACTATGAAAATTGTAAATTGGGTCGCCAAAAGACTTACTGAACCATCTAGCTATGCTGCGATTGGTGTTGGGGTTATAGGTGTTGGGATGATCACAGGCATGGGTGAATTAATGTTCATCGGTGTTGCTAGTGCCATCTTAGGACTTATTCTTGCAGAAGAAGCTAAAAACTGCGACTGCGACAAATAAATGAGGGAAGGGTCAAGTATTAACGCTTGACCCTTTCTTTTTCTTTTTAATTGATGTAATCTGTAGCCACCTTGACAGTCGCATGGTGCGGCTGACATTTGCCAAGACAAGGAGATTGATATGGCTAATACAACATTCAACGGCCCAGTCCGTTCGGAAAATGGTTTTGAAACCGTAACAAAAAATGCAACAACAGGTGCTATCACAATTACCAGTGGTAATAAAATGGCTGTTGAAGCTGCAACAGGGGCAGGAATAGAAGGCACTGCCGCAGTGTATGTAACACAAGTTGAGCGTTTTAAAAGTGATACCACTACAAATGTGAATATCGTAAAAACAACTATAATGATTGATTTAACAGGTCTTAGAGATGGTGGAACCGCAGGTGACATTATTGGTAAAGATGGTGATGGTGTTGCTTACATTGGGCAGGTTACTACTGCTAACACAGGCACAGTATTTGGTGTAACCATGCAATGTGTAGAAGCCCCCGCTGGTGGTGGTGCTGATATTGACTTGTACTCAGCTACTGAAGGCACAGGCGTTAATGACACCGCTATTGGAGATTTAACAGAAACTCAAGTTATCAATGGTGGAACGCAAGCGGCAGGAACATTAACTGCTGGTGGTGATATTGCGGCAGATCAATATTTGTATCTTGTAGGTCAGGGAACAGGCCACGCGGCATATACCGCAGGTAGATTGCTGATTACAATTACTGGTTACGATGTAGCAAGTTAATAATTAAGGTAGGGGGAAACCCCTACCGCTTTTATAAAGGAGAATAATATGGCAGGTTCAGACGTACAATCCACGTTTATTGAATCAGCGGCGGCGGATCCAAATGGAATTTCAGCAAGTGCAGCGGTTGGAAACAACGCTAATTTGGTTATAGGCGGAGCTTTAGCCAGTGGTGGTGCCGTTACTTTCGATAGCCCAAGGAATGTGACGATTACTTCTGCGGGTAACGATAGTGGAATATCCTTTACCGTTACTGGAACGGATGTAGACGGCGCGGCTCAAACAGAAAGTATTACAGGAGCAAACGCGGATACAGCAACAGGATCAAGCACTTTTGCAACAGTCACTCAAATTGCAGCAGTAGGTGATCCTGCGGGTAATGTTGAGGCTGGTTCAGGAACAGCGGTCAAAGCTATTATCTTTGATGGAAGATGCCGATTAAAAGGTATCTATTTGGTAAGCACTGCAACAGGTGGAACAATTTCTTTTAGAAATACATCAATAACAGGAACGGCTCTTTTACAGTATCAAACTCCTGCGGGTGTAGGCGCAGAGTATCCAGATATTCCAGATAACGGGATGTTGTTTACAGATGGAGCGTATATAACATATAGTTCTGTTCATTCAACTTCTGCAACGATCTTCTACGCATAGAGGTTCCTATGGCTGATAATATGCCTAAAAGAAATAAAAAGAATTTTCGACCAACTAAAAGTGGTGCGGGGATGACTGAGAAAGGCGTGAAAGCATACAGGAGAAAAAACCCTGGTTCTAAATTAAAGACTGCGGTCACAGGCAAAGTTAAAAAGGGTAGTAAGGATGCGAAGAGACGTAAGTCATATTGCGCTAGATCTGCGGGTCAAATGAAAAAGTTTCCGAAGGCGGCTAAAGATCCTAATAGTCGGCTTCGGCAAGCTCGAAAAAGATGGAGATGCTGATGGGTGCTCAAATAAAACTACTTTTTATTGCGGCTGGTATCACAACTGTCTTAGGTGTTTCAGGAGCATGGTCTACTTGGGTGACGCGCACACTAATAAATGTAGATAAGAACACAGAAGTAATGAATGTTAAACTAGATGCTAATCACAATATGTTAGCGATGATTATGAAAAATCTTTCTATAGAG